CGCTGATCAGTGGGATATCGGCATTAGCCCCATGCAGATCACCTACCGCCCTACCGGGCAGCGGATTTACTTTCGCGGGGCTGATGATGTCACGAAAGTAAAGTCTATTAAGGTTTCGAAGGGCTGGATCAAGTACCTCTGGTATGAAGAACTCAACGAGTTCGAAGGCCCCGAGGCAATCAGGACGCTCAACCAGTCCGTACTTCGCGGCGGTACAAAGTATGTTGTTTTCTACACCTACAACCCGCCGCGTAGCGCCGGCAGCTGGGTAAACCGTGAGGCAAAAACGCGGCAGCCCGGCAAGTTGGTGCACAAAAGCGATTATAGAACTGTTCCCCGCGCGTGGCTTGGGGAGCAGTTTTTTGTTGATGCCGAACACCTGAAGGCCATCAATGAGAAGGCGTATAGGCATGAATACCTCGGCGAAATCACCGGCACCGGTGGCGAGGTCTTTGAGAACCTGAAGCTTCTCCCAATTACCGATGCGGAGATTAAGACGTTTGACCGCATCAGAAACGGTATCGACTGGGGCTATGCTTCAGATCCATTCCACTACACTCGGAGCCATTACGACAAAACTCGCCGGCGGCTTTACATCTTTGGCGAGATCCACCAGGTGAAGCTTTCAAATCGACGCGCTGCGGAGCTGCTCAAGCCCATCGTTGGCGGCGAGATTATTACCTGCGATAGCGCGGAGCCAAAGAGCATTGATGAAATGCGCGATTACGGCTTGCGCGTGCGCGGCGCGAAGAAAGGTCCTGACAGCGTGGATTATGGCATCAAGTGGCTCCAGGATCTTGAGGCAATCATTATCGATCCCGTCCGTTGCCCGAACACGGCGCGCGAATTTTCGGAGTACGAGCTTGAACGAGACAAGGAGGGGAATTTCAAAGCGGGATTCCCCGATCGGAACAACCACAGCATCGACGCGGAGCGCTACGCCTGCGAGGACGATATGAAGCGGCCCGGCGTGTCTATCTTGAAATGAGGTGAGCATATGCCCTACATAACCCAAACCGACCTGATCAAAGCCGTCATCGAGGGCAATGCCCCCATGAACATGGCGCAAATCGTCACCGAGGAGATCAGGAGCTTCAAGGCGTCGCCCGAATATGCCGAAATGAAAGCCGCCAGCGAATACTGGCGCAACCGTAGCGACGTGCAAAACAAAACGGTGCGAATCTCCGGTCGTAGCAACGCTAAGATTGAACACCCCGCTCTGCGTAAGTTAATCAGGCAGAAAGTAAATTATCTGCTGGCAAGCCCCTTTTCGATCTCCAGCCCGTCTGATGCGTACGCAAAAGCACTTGATGATGTATTCAATGAACCCTTCCGCACTAAGATCTCCGGCATGGCCACTGACGCAATAAAGTGGGCTATTGGATACTTGCAGCCCTACTTCAATGCCGGGAAGCTTTGCTGGGCACGGCTGCCTGCGATTGAGGTTAGGCCGCTTTGGGCGGATGCAGAGCATGAGGAGCTCAACGGCTTTATTCGGTTTTACAGCCAAACCATCTACGAGGGCGTACAAAAACGCGAGATTACCCGCGCGGAGTTCTGGACTGTGAACGGTGTGCAGTATTTTGTTAGCACCGACGGAGATACGTTTCGTGATGATCCCGAGCGGCCTCCCACGTCACACTTCACACTTGGTAAAGAGGCGTACAACTGGGAGCGGGTGCCGCTTGTCTGGTTGAAGTACAACGACGATGAGCTTCCGCTATTGCATTTTGTCCGCGAGATGATCGACGATATCAACTGGCAGAAATCCATCACTTCGGACGTGCTCCGCGATATTGTGAACTTCCTCTACATCTTGAAGGGCTATGGCGGGCAAAACCTTGCCGAGTTCATGGATGATCTGAAGCAGCACTTCGCGATTAAGGTTGAGGGCGACGGCGGGGTGGACAAGCTTTCCGCGGATCTCAATATTGAGGCCGTGATGAAGTTCCTTGAGGAACAGCGCCGGGATCTTTACGACTACGGCAATGGCGTAGATACAAAGGATCCGAACCTGGGCACCGCTTCCGGCGTGGCTCTCAATTTCCGCTATACGGACCTTGACGCCGATTGTCGCGACCTTGGAACGAACCTAAAGGCCTCATTGCAGCGTGCAAAAATCTTTATTGACCTTTATCTGCAGGCGTCCGGTAAAGGCAGTTTCAAAGATCAAAAGTTCGACATCACCTTCGCGGTCGACATGCCCGTGAACGAAACGGATACCATCACCAACTGCAAAAATTCTGCAGGCACCATATCGCAGCGCACTATCGTAGCAAACCATCCTTGGGTTAAGGATCCGGACAAAGAGATCAAGCAGCTCGAAAAGGAGCGCCAGGAGGCTGTGAAGCGCGCCGGAGCTGCCGACAGCTACCCGGGTGATGAAGACGGCGACCGGGACGGTGAGAATGAATGAAATCTCCCGAATATTGGCAAAAGCGCGCTGAGGCTCGTATGAGCCGCGGCATTGCGTCGGCAGATGAAGTTCTTTCCCAGCTCGAGCGCGTTTATGCGAAAGCCGCTCGTGAGATCCAAAGCGAGGTACGCAGGCTGTATGAGCGCTATGGCGACGAGTACGGCCTTTCCTATGCTGACGCTATTCGGGATATAGAGCAATCGGCCTATAAAGAGTGGCGTATGACGCTGGCTGATTATGTAGAGCGTATCAACGCTACCGGGGACGTGGAGTTGCTTCGGGAGCTCAACACGCTTTCCACCCGGGCGCGGGTCACTCGCTTGCAGACGCTTGAAGCGGTCGTAAAGGTCAACGCCTCAGAGCTGGCCGCGAAAGGCGAAGCGCTGGTCACGCAGCTTCTCAGCGATACCTACACCGGTACCTACTACCGCGCCGCGTACGACTTCCAGCGCGGCACCGGCTTTGGGAGCTCTCTTGAGATGCTCGCGCCCGAGCAGGTGGCCAAGGCGATTTCATACCCGTGGAGCGGCGCTGACTACTCCACGCGCATTTGGAAAAACGCTGATGCGCTCATCGCGACGCTGCAGGAAACGATCACCCAGGGCTTAATCCAGGGGAGGGATATCCGGCAGATGACGGCCGCCATCCAGGACGCAACTGGCGCGGGGCTATACAACACGCAGCGCCTTGTCCGGACAGAAACAGCTTATGCGGTGGAGTCTGCGGAACTGCGGAGTTATGCTGATAGCGGTGTTGAGCAGTATGAGGTTTTTGTTTCCCTTGACGAGCGTACCTGCAAGAAGTGTGGCGCGCGTGACGGTGAGGTCCATGCTACCGCCGACGCGAAAACGTCAGTGAATTACCCTCCGTTTCATTCCAACTGCCGTTGCACTACCGTAGCACACTTCAGTGAGGAGCAGCTCGAGGAATGGGAGAAGCTCGGGCATGAGTACACCGGCGCGCAGGACGAGCCAAGCAAGCGTTTTGCGAGGGCTGTTGATGGCAAAGGCGTTATGCTGCCTTCCAACCTCACGTATGACGCCTGGTTCGACCAATACGTCAACGGTGATCCGGAATACCTCGTTAAATATAAAGCGCATCAAAATAGAGCGGCAGATAAGCTGCTGTATGAGAAGTACCGTGTGGTGAGCTCTGAAATCCCTGAAACCTTTGCTCTTTTCCAAAAAATGAAGTACAATAATACTGAGCAATGGGGCCGAATAAAGGCTGGTTTCCTTGAGAATTTATCAAAAAAATCCTACGCTCAGTTATCGGTGCTAAACGGAAAATTGGGTAACAAGGAAACAAGGGTTTGGTACAAGGCGCAGGATGAGGGCATACCGGGACGAATAGACGAGAATAAGCCGCTCGAGAGCCAGGCGCGGCAGGCCCATTCTCTGCGTAATCAGTATCGACAGCAGGCGCGCGACCTCATGAAAGATCGTAAGCTGGCGGAAGAGTTGGATCGCGATCATCCTAACCTGCCGTTTGAGGATTATCTTAAGAAATACATGGCAAGAGGCATGTCGAGGGATGATGCGTGTAAGGAAATTATACAATCGTCAACGCGGACGAATAAAGACGCAGACAGAGCGGCCGGATTGGAGGGGTGAATATGCTCGGAAATTTTAGAGTAC